TTCTATTTCTTTTTTCAATATAGGGAACGCACTAAAATACACCGAGTCAGTATCACCATATATAATGCTATCACCTACGTGATCATATGTACCTGTAATAACTTTGTTTACTTCTGCCGCCATGTGTTTTGCAATAGCTCTGCCTGTAAGTGTAGTTGACTGTCCTATACGTTTATCAAAGAATCTACAACCAGGATTTAGTATTGCACCATATAAACTATTTAGGTTAATCTTCTTAACCAGCTGTCTTTTGTCCCAGAAAGCAATCTCTGTTTGATTACCTGCATCAATGGCCTTCTTCTTCATTGTTTGCAATTCTTTACGTTCTTGATACCAACGTTTTAACAAGCCCGGAATAACACCATCAAATTCATTTGTAAGTATAGTACCATTTGCAGTCAGCATCCATGGTTGATTGCTATCATATATTAATTTGTAAACTTCCGCGGCACTTAAGATTTCACTTTCACCACTTTCAAAATCAACAGTTATGTCAACATCTTTTCTTTGTTCCATAACCGCAGTATATTCTAGTGTGCCAAACTTACCTTCCCAAGCACCTGCAAATGACTTCTTCTGTAATGTCATTTGATCATCAATGAATGCCTGTGTCAAGTCTTGTCTAAGTTGTCCAACAATAGTTGCTGGATCCATGTTCAATGCTCTAATAACGGAAGGATACAGTGAATTCAAGTCCATTGATCCTATCCATTTGTGTACACCCTTTTTAGGAAATGCCACATAAGCACCTGCGGCCGCAGTATTTTCTTCATCACGTTTAGGCCTGTTTGGAACTTGTAATCCTCTGTGATGTGCTTCGTTAATGATTGCTTGTTCTGTAACTGCCACTGCACCCATTGTGGTCTGTAGCAAAACAGTATTTGCATGAGCTAGTTCATTTGATAAATCAATGAACTTTAATTTTTTATCCAGCTTGTCCAGTAATGCAACATCTTGTCTGTTGTATTCGATGAATGTTCTGAAGTCATTGTTATAAAGTTGATCGAGTGTACCTTCATACACAGTTTTCTTTTCACCGATCTCCATTTCACCAATGGCATCAAGCCTGTAAGTGTGTCTTTCTTCATATGTGTATTTACGATATAATTCTAAACTATCTAAATGCACCCTACCTATTAAGTCATAGGTTTCAGCTTTTTTACCATATTTTTCAAATTCTCTTTTCTTTGGAAGTTGTTTCCACAAACAAAAACGTCTTGTATCATCTTTGCTTAAAACTCTTTTTACCCTGTTGACACAATAAGGAATATCATAACCTTCACTGTTCCAACCACTTAACACATCAGCATCTTTGATAAGATCTAAGAATGCTTCAAGCATATCTCCTTCTTTTTCATATAGATGTGTGTTGTCAAAATCTTTCACTTGTTCTTTTGCTTGATCCATTGTAAGTGTCTTCGGAGGGAGTGCAAGTGTTATCAAACTGTCTAGCCATTGCAAGTGTACAGTGATTGCAGTAATTGGCATGAATGGATCACTTGGATCAGCAAATCCACGTTCAGGATCAAAGTCAGTCTCAATATCAAAAAATGCTACATTCAGTTTTGGAGCATCAACATTCAAATAGTTTTCACTCAAGCATTGAAATATTGGATTGACATCACTTTCAAATAAATCTTTGTTTTGATTTATTGCAAGTTCTTTTCTAAATTGTTTTGTATTTCTAGCTACGATTCTATTTAGAGGATCACCATAAATGCTTTTGTATTTTCCTCTTTGATCTTTGTAATAGAACGTATACTTTACAGGATATTCAGTAAAATTTCTTTTACCTTCTTTTCTTTCGACTACACGAATAACATCTTGATCTCTATCGAATTGTGCGTCTACGTAACTCATCTTTTCTCCTATATGTCATTTGAGGCTGACAAATACCAAATATGTCGCTTATGGCCGACTGTACCTTTATCATGACGTTGCTAACATTATACCCGCAATCCCAACTATTGTCAAGACTGCATTTGTTATTATCAACGCCGGTTCTTTCCACATAAAAGAAACTATTAACCAAATTGCTCCACCCAATGCCAATACAGCCGGGCCTATTGGATATAAATGCGGATAACCTGCATTTATAAAAGTTCCTATTATAAGAGTGATTGTTGCTATCCATTTAAGGACTACATCAATCTTTAAAGAACTCCTTGTCATTAATTGCCTTATCATCAATCCATTTATCATAATGTTCTTTGCCTACTCGAACCGAAGTATATTTTACACCCCAATCATCTAACTGTGCCTTTGTAAATTCTTGCCAATCTTTGCCTGACTGCGAGCCTCTTGCAGTATAGTAATGTACTTCGTGACCTTCGTCAAATAGGCCGTTTAAACGCAATATGCGGTCTTTATACGGCCGACTTTCCTCATAGTTACTGTTTACAGTATAACATATAGTTCCGTCTATGTCAACTATATATTTCAAAGAAAAAGTCTCCAAAGTGCTATTGTATTCATTGTAGTAAACCAAGCAGTCAACACCATTACCCATGCTGACCCTCTGTAGTATGCACCAAAGAATCCAGTGGTACTTCCAATCCAATAAAATGGAATGAATATGTCTGGTCTTGGAGCAAGAACTGTGTAGGTTAATATCGCACTTCCGATTATAACAGTGATCGCACTTACCATTTCTAAATAGAAAGCAAGTGGATGACTCCTATAACTTTTTCGAAAAAACTCTACAAAACCCACTACTTGTCCTTGCCAACTGTAACTACCAATGTTTCCAAATCATCAAAAGCATCTGCTACTTTTGACCAATCGCCTTTGTGTGCAATTTTAATTGCCTTGTTAATCAAAGCAGGTTTTACATTCAATTCTTCTGCTACTGCTTTTACAGTATCTTTTAAACCTGTTTGTAAGTCCTCAACTTCTTGTAATACTTGTGAACCTTCGTTTACTAGTCTTTCAAGTTTTTGTTTTTCGTCTGGACCGTATGTTCTATCACTCATATGATGATTCTCCTTTTGATTGTATATTATACACTCGTTGCCTGTGGTCTGTCAATACTTAAATTTCCAGCAATGATAAATCTTTCTTTTTCACTTTCTTCTGGTGGCACACTATGAGTAACCCAACCAGGAAACACAACCATTAGTCCTGTGTTTGGATATATGGCATTGCCACTTGTTGGAAATACCAATGGAGCATTTTTTGGATCTGCTTGTACATAGTAAACAAAACTCCAAACGGCAGGATGATGTGCGTGTGGATTACAACTTTCACCTTTTTTGTAAACTGCTCCCCAACAATCTGTTGCAAAGAAAGTTCCTTGCGGTACACTTACTAAACCACCTTTGGTAACATCAATGGCAAAATCAATTATCTTTTTGAAATCCACATCATTAAACATTGTCCATTTTGTCATGTCTGCCTGAACGTTTGTTTTACGATATTGTTGATCGCCTTGTGCTTTTATTTTTTCAATTAGAATTGGTTTGATATCTTCTGCTTCTGGATAAAGCATGGTAAAGATATCTGCCTTTTCTTTGAATTCTAAAGTCTGTAAGTTAGGTACTAACATACAGTTATTTAATCTTAATCAGAATTGGATTCTTCTTCTTTGGTTTTGTATGACCATTCGTCAGTGTGTCCTACTGACCATTTTGGTGTGTTTTCTACTGTGTAATTTTGTGTGCATACTTTGAAGTCAGGTATTTTCTTTTCTGGATGTACCAAACTTTGATCTGTAAAAATTACCCTGTTGTTTGGTTGAGCGGCAAATTGTCCATTGTCCAATTTAATAACATTGAAGGATTTGTGTTCTGGATCATGTTCTGAAAAATTTGTGTCTAGTGTGCTGTTGTCTCTATGGCATGAATCTAAGGTAAACAAGTAATTGCCTTTGTGCATCTTCTTGTCTTTGCCAAAGAATTCGCAATCAGCTAACATCGGCTTTTTAATTATTGTGATATCATAATCAAAACAATCCCATATTTGGAGTGTGTCTAATGGAAGTTGATCTTCTTCTTTGTAATCTTCTTTCCAAACAAATGCACTAATAGGTAGCTTGTCAAACAAAGCACCGTAGTCTGTAAGCAAAGTTTCGAAATATAATGCTTTTCCTTGAATTGCTCTTACACTAATCCAATATCCTGGAGTCAATTCTCCATGACCTTTTTGATGATCATACAGATATTCTTTTTTTACAAATACTTCTACAGGTGGTAGGTTATGAACTAAAAAGGCCATATGACTCCTTGTTTAATTTTTTAGTATTTATGCTTGAGAATTATTTAGGAGCTATAAATGCCGCGTTTTTACCTTGAGCTTTTAGAAACTTTTTCCAACCTTCTGCGGCAGTAAGTTGTTTTCCTGATTGTGAATTCCATGTTATTCCGTCCCATACGTACACTTCACCACCTTCTGTAAATCCACTGCCTTTGTCTAGTTGATCTGGTTTTGTTACGGAAGGCTGTCTTGTAGGCTTTGGTGCTGATTTACTTACAGGTTTGTCTTTGGTAGTATTAGGTTTCGGAACATTGCCACCCTTACGTATTGCACCCATGCCAGTTGGACCTCTGTCCTGTGCTGTGCCTGGTGGATTCACACCAGCAAATCCTGTCTTCTTGTTGAATGTTTTGTTAAGGTCAGCAAAATAACCAGCGACACTTCCTGGTATCTTTTTGATACGATCTAACTCTCTGGATGCAGGAGTATCTTTTTTATCTGGACTTTCAAGTAAATCTTTTATCTTCATTTACAATGCTCACATCTACAACCTGTGCAAACATCATTTGCACAACTTTGGCAGTCTTCTCTACAATGGTGACCGCATCCACATTTTTCACATTTACAATCTTGCATTGTCATCTCCTATGTCTTTACGTTTTTAGCCTTGCCGCGTCTATCTGCGTTAGGGTCTTTTCTACGTTTACGAGAGGCAGAAGTTTTTCTTTTCTTCTTGCCCATTGCATAGGCCTTTTTGGCAGGTAAGCATTTTGGTTTGCCTTCACCTGAACTTTTGCCTCCGCATGATCCTCTAATCTTGCCATCTGGTCCAAAACGTACCCATTTTTGTTTGAACCACTTTTTTAAATCTTCATGTAGGTCTTCTGCAAATAATATGTCTCCACAGTTGACACAAAAATCTATATCTTCTCGCTTTACACAATTAGGTACACGTTTTCCGAACATGGTTTTCATGCCCTTCTTTTCGTATCCTTTCCAACAGCGAGTACCTTCTTCTATTTCTGCCCAACGCATTACTTTTTACTCTTACCCCAGTTCGCCGCACCTTTTTTACGACACTGAACTAGAGCACCAGAGGCGTAAGCTGATGGCCAAACTTTATATCTTGATTTTACTTTGTGATAGCAGGCATCTTTCTTTTCTGCTAATTTTTCGAACTCTTCTTCAGTTATTTCTTTACCTACTGATTCTTCTAAAGAGCTATATGATTCTTTTTTCTTTTTGTTGTGCTTGTCTTTGATCTTACCTATTTCTTCAGCACTTGCACCTTTACCAGCCGCACTTTGAATCTTTTTCATTCCGTCTTTGCCGTACTTCTTTACGCCGGCTTTGTACATTATTCCAGATTCGTCTGTGTCTTGGTCAGTCTTTTTTTTTAGGTCTAAGTTTTCTGCTAACTTGTCTGCTAAAGATTCTTTGTAACCTTTTTCTTTTTTAGAAATAGCAATAGCCGCCTGTTGTTTAAGATTCTTTGCTTTACCTTCTTTTGCGACTTCTTCTTTTGCTTCAGCAGTTACTTCATCAAACTTCATTTCATAGTCCATGTTGTGATAAACTGCACCCATGTAATCAGCGGCTTTTGTGATCTTAGATTGTACCCAACCTTCTAATCCTTCTTGCTCTGACACACCTTTAAGCATATCGTGAAGTTTAATAGAGTATTTTGCAATTTTATACAGTTGAGCACGTGCCATTTGCACTTCATGATCTTGCTCAGCTTTGCTGGCCAAATCTGCTAAATTTTCTTGTAATTCTTTATTTTTATCCATTGTAACTTCCTTATTATTATTTAGCCTTTTTATGGGTTGGCCAAATAGTCCGTGACTCTTGTTATCTAGTGCATTATCAGTTGGTTTTTGCTTCTTAGGCTTTGCTTTACTGTTTGCTATGTGTGGATTTGCCACAGTTGCTATGTTACCGGCACTTGTTGCACCTGGTGTAGCAGTTTCCATTTTAGCATTACAATTACAATGTTTGCAAGTTGGTGGGCAAGTACAGTCTTCACGTTTTACATCTGATCCACAACACTTGTCTGAACAATGCGTATCTCTACCTTCTTTCATATCCTTATCTTTGTGCTTTTGTTTGCGTGGAATAACCTTTGTTTTGTCACCATGGCTTCCTGCGGCTCCACTTTTACGTAGGTCCTGCATGGCCTTTGCATTAGGATCTCTTGGCTTACTTGGTTTCTTTTGTACTTCTCTTATACGCATATCTATATTTATCTTTACATCAAATCCATTATTTCTTTTAAACTGCCGCCTATCATGGCTACTTTTGCAGTAGGAACACCTAGTAAACGTAGTGCATCATATCTGTGATGTCCGTTAATAATGTGTCCTTGATTATCAACAATAATTTCAGGCATTTTATCTGTTAGCACTCTAACCATTGCTTTGCCTAGCTTTTTAAATTTTCTATCCTTTTGTACAGGAATAAGTCTGTCAATTGGTGCATTTCCTTTTTTAGTAATAAAGTCTTCAACATCTTCGCCCTTTACTTGTGGAGGTGCTTTGCCCTTTGTGGGCTTTTCATCATAGTGTGCATCTGTGTATCCATCATTGTCCTGCACCTTATATCCTAAACGTTTAAGTTGTGTCATCATGTATTCTTTTTCTTTCTCACCACCAAAGAAGTTTACCATTACATCTGGTTCATCTGGATTCATATCATCTGGATTTACGTCTTTGATGTTTGCCATGTTCACACCTAATTTTAAAAAGTCATAGGCTGTATCTGCTTTTGCTACTATAGAATTTTTAGGATTAGGAATTAAGTCACCTTCGTTCTTAGCCATTTTTGTTGCAGTTGCATACATAACTGCATCTGCATCTTTGCCATAACGTTTCTTAAAGTCTGCCTTGTTTTTCTTCATGCCTTTAACAAAACGTTCCTTGTCCTTCTCTTCCCCTTTAGTCAATTCTCTCTCCGTAGCTGGTTTTTCAAAATATTTTTTTAAATTTTTTGCAGTTCTTTCAAACTTATGATCTTTGTGTTTGAATCCAACACCACCAGAGGCTTCCCATTTGCTAACATTCTGACCAAAGTCATCAATTAAAATGTTTGGAGTGCCATCTGACTGTGTAGCATATTGGCTTTTTGCTGATGTAATTATTACCTTCTTGGGAGGAAATGCTGTTAAATTCTTTTCAACCCATTCTTTTTTACTTGGTTCAACTCTTGGATCATCTGCCATTGGTGCTGATAAAATGTTGTATTCACCTTTAATTTCTTTAATAACAGAAAGTAGGTTATCAGCATTTGCAGTTGGTTTTAAATTGATCCAGAAATCTTTTGTATCTCTAATCTTTTGTAGTGCCGCATCAACGTCTTTGATTTGTCTCCAATCATCAACGCCCATCATTTTAGTCCAAGGACCAAAGAAGTCGACAAGTACACC